TGCTGGTCGGTGAATCCCTGAGCCGGTGCAGGGGATGTGGCAAGGCGGTCCATCAGCCCGGTGGTGATCTCCGGCTGTCCCTGCTGCGCCTCCAGCTCGGCGAGCTGCTCGTCGGTTAATCCGTCTAGCGAACTTGGTACCATCTTCCGTCAGCTCCTTTTTCGTAGGTTGTTCCTGCTACTGTTTTGCGCTGACGCGGGGCTGCGCTTTCGGCGGCCGGCGTTGATGGGGAATCTTGGGGTTGGATCTTGGCGTTGGCGCGCTCCTTGGCAGAACGCACGATCGATTGAAACTCATTAACGCCTTGCAGGAATGCCTCCTCGCTCTGCCGCGGATTCATCCGCGCCATGGCCTCGGTCGCCTTGCGTCCTTCCACTTCGGTGATCTGGCCGCCGCCCTTGAGCGTTTCAAACGCCTGCAAGAATTGCTGTCCGCCGATCTGGTCAAGCAGCACTTGGAAGTCCGCCGGCGCCGTGCCGGGAACCTTCGGCAAGATACTGCTCTTGCCCGTGGCGTATTGCCGCCCAGGGTGCGTTTTGGTCTTTTCCAGCAGGTCATCCATGTAGGACGCCGTCTCAAAGGTCTTGCGCATCGCCTTCATGCGGTTTTCCTCGAGCACGTCCGCCTCGGTCTTCAGCTTGCGCGTCTGCTCTTGGCGCACCGGGTCGGCTTGCATGATGGCCACCTTGCGGTCTTGCTCCATGCGCGACTTTTGCTGACTAAGGATAAACTCGGCAGCGCCTTGGGGAGTAAACCGAATGCCGCGCTTGATCGCGCGAAGGAGTTCCTTTTGCTCGTTGGGCAGCGCATCGAAATCTTCCGGGCTTTGCACGCGCAGCGAACCGAAGTCGAAAGCCATCCCGGTCGCCGGGACTTCCATCGCTGCTGTGTCGTTGAGGATCTCCTCCGGGGCAGACAGATCGTCTTCGTAGGCGGGAACGCCGTTCATGTCGGTCACGCCAGCCTCGAGCTGGGCAAGCGACATGCCGTTGTCCATAGCCGGGAGAGGCTCCTCGTCTTGGTAGTATGGGGGCTGTAGGTTGCGTGGAGGCATGTTAGCGGACGTAGTCGAGGTTCACGTCTGGCGGGACGCCCATAGTTCCTTGGCCAGCGGCAACCCTGCCCTGTGCGGCAGCGGCTTCGCGCACCCTGGGCATCGCAGCAGTCAACGACTGCTGGTTTTCCCGAATCCCAGCATTCCGACTGGCCATGCGCATATTGCTGAAGGCACCAAGGTTGCCCCACAAATTCTGATGGAATGCGTATTTGTCATCCAAGCTCATGCCGTCGTAGTCAAACTGCTTGAGCTGGTCTTCCGTGATTCCGAGTTGATCGCCGAACATATTGAGCATCTGGTCGCCACTCTTGACTGCCGACTCCATCTCCTTCTTTTTCATGTAGCCGCTGGCGATGCCTCCAGCCACGCTTACCAGTGACGATCCGATGTCGTTTGCCAGCTTCACATTCGCCTGTGCGTTGGTATTCGCCGCTCCAACTACAGCTTGGCCAAGTATCTGGCCGCTCATGTCATTCACTCCGGGATTAAATGCAAACATAGTTATTCCTCCGTAATTCCAGCCGCTTCGCGCGCCTCAAGGCACAGTTGTGATCCCGGCACGAAAGCGCGGCAGGCTGCCGGCCGGGAGTTGTAAATGGAGCACGACACGCCGCAGCCGACCTTGCCGGTCAGCGCCACGCATCTGTTGTTCGTTGTCTTCATTAGTGGGTAGTCGTCTCTAAGCATCCATTGCGGGATGCCAACAGCGTCAGATCGGTCTCGTCGCAGGACGGGCCAGCTCCACTTGTGACTGCAGCATGCGCCACACCGTTGACAGTCGAGTCTTGCCATGTCGGGCGGAAGCCCTGCGCCTCCGACTGAAGGTCGATGTAGGGTGCCAGATGGCTGATATTGTTCGTCTCGCATTGATTCTTTGGGCAATACACCGTGTCGCCGAGGTGCCGGTTGATGCAGTTCCAGCACACCGGGTAGTAGTCGCTGTTGGCGCTCTTGTCCTTGCGGTGCCGCCACACGCCATGCGCTTTCTCGTAGCGCGTCTCGTCATTCGGCACGCCCTCGGTTTCCAAGTAATTCCACACGTCCGCATCGCCCCAGTGGCGCATTGGGTAGTATTGGGTCGGCACACCGGGTTGGACCAAGGCGTCTTGGGCGAGGGGCACTTGGCCCTTGATAAGATCCACGTCGGCCGACTTCTGGCCGTGGAAGGCGGCATCCCACGGGAAGTTAAATGTTCCGGTTGGACGGTTCAAAGCGTCCAGCCCGCACAAATACGGTTCGCCGTCTTTCGGATATTCGGTTCCGAGGCACAGCGACATCACCTTGTTCGGTGCCATTTCGTAGAACTTTACAAAGTCAAAACGCGGCAGTCCGGTTTCGATATCATGTCCATCGGTGATGGCGTATCCGCTTGGAGTGTAATCATACATATCCAAGTCCCACGCTTTGGCGAGCATGTCCGAGTAAGCGTAGCGGTGCCGGAAGCGCGGCTCACGCCACTGGATCACCGGCAACTTGGCTCCGATCTTGTGGCGGATTAGGTGCAGCATCGCTGTGCTGTCCTTGCCGCCGCTCCAAAGCACGACAGGGTTAGCGCTGGCGTTTAGCCAACGCTCAATTTTCCCGCACGTCTCTGAAACCAATTTTGTCATTAGATGGCAATTCCGATAACGGCCAAGCCGGCGGCAGCTCCAACCCCGGCTCCGACCATTCCCATTGTGCCCGCGCGGCCAGCGGCACCAGCCTGCATGCCGGCACCTTGAAGCGCGGCGTTGTTGTTGGCCCAACTATTGTAGCGGTTTGCGGCCATGTTTGCGTTGAAGCTCTCCACGTTGCCGGCGGTCTGGGTGGCGTTGGCGAATGTGTTGCCAATAAGAGCCGTGCCTTGTCCCATGGTTGCCGTGCCAAGCCCAAACGCCGGTCCAAGCGCGCGGGCATACGGATCGAGGTCTCCGTATCCCACGGCCAATCCGAGACGACGCTGACGGCGAGCGAGGTCCATTTGGTTGACGCTCCCGGCAAAGCCGCGCCGTTCGGCCATGCGCTGTTCGGCCATGGCATCACGGTTGAGAATCTCTGCACCCGCTGCCGCATTGCTTGTCGCCAAGCCGCGCGAAGCAAACGCATTGCGGGCAGACTGCGTGGCGTTCCGAAGCTGCTCAGGGGTGAGCGAGCGGCCAAGCGCCAGTTCCTCTTCGGCTTGCCGCTGCAGCTCGGCCTCAATGCGGTTTGGTGCCGAGGCAGATTGCAACTCCTCGCCGATGACTCCGCGCGCCTTGGCCAGATATTCGTTATCAAGCTCGCGGCTAAGGTTGCGGGCGGTCTCCACTTGGAGGGCCGTCATTTGAGGATAGAGGCGCTTTAGCGAATCCTCCTGCTCGCGCATCTGCGCAATCGCGGCCTTCGTTGCCGCGCCATACATCTTGTCGTAGTCGATAGGCGCCGGCGCCGGTGGCGGCGGCGGCGATGCTGGAATTGATGGTCCTCCTCCCATGGTATTATCTCCTTATTTTTCTAGTTAGTTGTTCCCACAAGTATACTCGCGGCTCAAAGCTCCCCCTGCGACACCATGCCACATAGGTTTGCGCATGCGGCGCCACGCGCAGACACTCCCGCACAGGGTTTGTGCCAGCAGCGCCAGCAGCCAAAGTGACGAACCAGCAGTTGCTTTCCCCGAGTTCAAAGTTTTGCTCCTCTGCGTTCCACCGGCAGGCTTTGGCCAGCATGAAGCATTCCGGCGAGTTCCACACATAGCCCGCTGACAAATGCTCTCCGACTGCTTCCCAGAAGTCCTGCGTCGAGTGGTTGTCCCACCATTGTTTTGCGCGTTGCCATGGGGTCATCGGAAGATGGCGATATTGTTCACGCTGACGTTTCCAGCACCGCCGCTTGAAGCGCTTCCCGTGTCCAAGGTGACACTCGCTGTTGACATTAACGCGTCATCAGTTCCGCGAATGGTTATTCCAGAACTTCTGTTTCCCAAGACGGTTTGGTTTGGCATAGCGAACACGCAATAGTCGTTGTCCGGCATGGCGGTCGTAAAATGCACAACAAACGTGCCAGTCGCCGATCGAACCACCTTGCTCACGTTTCCGCTGGCGCGAATAGTGCAGCGGAACTCTCCACCAATAGTGTCTCCGGCCGTTCCATCAAAATTTACCCAAGCCCTGCACGCAAAGATTGGCGGGTCATTGTCGGCGTTAAGTGCTTTCTTAATCTCACCGGCATTGGCGGTGAGTGAGAGCTTGTCGTTGGTCACGGCATCATCGGCAATTCTCGCGATCGGAAGCGTTCCGGTCGTCAGCTTGCTGGCGTCCAGATCGCTGGCGAGCTTTGCGTTTACAACGGCGCTGTCGGCAATCCGCGCAATCGGCAGGGTGCCGGTGGTGAGCTTCCCTGCGTCAATGCCGGTGGCGAGCTTGGCGTTGGTGACGTTTGCGTCCAAGATTTTGCTGGTTGTGACCTCATTGTCAGCAACCACCACAGTCGGCGCGGCGGTCGTGTTGAGTTTGGTCGGGGTCACGGTCTCGCCGCTGACCCAGTTGTAGGATGCTGTTACAGTTGCCATAGTCTTTTAGTCTCTTAGTCTTTCCTCACGCTGCATTCCGTGTCTCGGTTGGCGGCAGGCTCGGCCCTGCGGCTTCGATTGAGACGTTGCGGATTTCCGGCCGGTTGGCCGTGGTAAGAAATTCCAGTTCGCAGTAGTGTGCCTTCTGCCGGATTGGCTGCTTGAGCGTGTAGTCTTCGCTAAGACCGCTGAGATTGGTTTGCCCCGGCACCAGCGTAATCTCCGCATCGGGGTTGGTCAGGCGTGCCTTGACCGTAATGCTCGCCGTATCCGGCAATACTACATCTGAGAGCGAACGCAGGAAGCGCTTGTTGTGCATGCTGCCCATGCCGTAGCGGCGCGTCACAATGCGACCAGACACGGTGCCGACATATCCAATGATGGATGGGTCGGGTGCGCTGTCGCCCGCTTGCTCCTCGTTCAGCATCATAATGGTGCCCGCTTGGCTGGTAGCCATGACGCGGCGGCGGCTGCCTGCGGTGACGATTAAGAGGTCATCAATTCCGAAGCCGTAATCGTCGCGGGTTTCCCACTGGTCGTTGAGGGCCGACCAAATAAAGAGCCACGCAGCAGGGTTTGGTCCTGCGGACTGCGGCACGGCCAGCCAGTAGCGGTTGTCGTGCCAGACGCCGATAGCGTTCTCGGAGGCGGCCGGATCTAACTGCTCGAACTGGTCAGCAATCGGGTCGCTCAGTGGCTTGGTGTCGCCGCGCAGTTGCAGGTCGAGGCGAGCGTCGAGGCGATAGACACCTGCGTCACTTAGGAAGAAAACATACTGACCGGCGACAGCAATCGTCTTTCGGGCGAGGCATCCGACCTCATCGGTCAGCAGTTCTAGTTTTGAAAGCGGAGTGTCGATGGCCACGCCGCTGCCGTCCGTAGAGGCAAACTGGTTGACCGTGGCCAGCCAGATCGACTTGCGCATGAATACAAGAAACTTGCCTTCGACCCACGGCTGCACGGCGACCAAGTAGTCGTTGCTCCCTTGGTTGGCGCGGAAGGATTGCCAGAACGGATCGTAGACTTCGGGGTCCAGCCAGTCCGAGAGCAGCACGCCGTCACGTCCGCTGGGCACCACCAAGCGATTGTTGACGTAGACCGCCCACGGCACCGAGGGCAGCGACTTGTAGGTGGACCCCGCTGATGGCACACCGGCGGGGCTGCGGACAAAGTCGGTGTCCGGCTGCAAGTCCCAATACAGAGGCGCCTTCACTCGGCGAACGGTGCGGCCGGTCGTGGTCGTGTCTTGCGCCGTGCCGCTTGGCACCGTGATGGTGAAAGTGTCCGTGGCCGCCGTGGCAATGTCGTATTCCACGCCGTCAAAGGCAGCGACAGTGCTTCCCTCAATGCGGACGCGCATGTTGGCGCTGTAGCCATGCGCGGCGAGGTTGACCGTGGCCGTGGTTCCAGACACCGTGATGCCGCCGCTGGTGACACCCTTGGACTGCCAGCCTTCCTTGTTGGTGCTGGCTTCGCGCAGCAGATAAAGGCGATTGAAGGCTTGCACCATACTGACCTTGTCCGTTGTCTCAATCGTCTCGCCCGCCGGATACGTCAGCGTGTCGGGCAAGAGGGTGGACAAAATTTCTTCGCCAGCGTTGGTCACGATCTCCTCGTCAGGATTGACGCCATCCGTTGACAAGATCGGTCCTCCGCTCCATTGACCGGCAAACCCGCTGCCATCGTCAAAGATTTGCAGATAGGCTTCGGCGGGCGCGGCCAGCACCACTAGCTCAAAGCTGTTCACCGCATCTGGCGAGCGGACAACCGCCGAGGCGAACACGCCGCCGTCGTAGACGGACTTGACCACCGGATCTCCGGTGCCTTCGCTCGCGGACAAATTGAACGGCACAGTCAGCGGCGCGTTGGCTGGCGCCACGCCGCTGGCCATTCGTTTGGCGCCACGCCGAGTGGTTGCCACGCCGCGATCCAAGCGCATGTTCTCCGAGACTTGCAGCACCCCGGCCGTAAGCGTGATCGGATTTAAGCGCGAAGCGTAGCCGACAAAACCCGCGTCACCATCGCGCTGCACTGGACTTTCAAGGGGCATTATTCGCTGGGCTTAGATTCGGTGATTTCTATTTTGGCCATGAAGTCGTTGAGTTGCGTCACAGCAAACTCCAACAGTAACCGGCTGCCCGATGCGCGGGCGGCGGCGTAGGCTTCGATGAGTTCGGCGAGTTGGGGTTTCATGTTAGTGCAAGTCGACCCAGCTTGTGCCGTTGTAGACCTTCAGCTTGTTGTCGCTACTGTTGTAATACACGTCACCGGCTTCGGCTCCGGCGGGGTCGGCTGAGAGCGGGATGAAGCGGACTTGGCCGGTTGTTTTTACGTTTACACGAGTCACATTGTCGGTCCTTAGTTCCAGCCTGTGATTAGACACACAGTTTACAACACCGAAGTCATTAAA